AAGGGGGGTTTTGTTGTTGATGTTGATATTCCTGCTGTAACGTTAATAAGTTCTAAAAACAAATAATTGCTTGCGTTTATAGGATTAATAACAGCGACTAGGAAACCATTACACGGCATAATTAAAGAACCGCCGGATTGGGGTAGGGTTAATCTCGTTGAGCGATTGTGTGGAACGTAAGGGATTGAACGGTCACGCCAGTATAGATCTCCTTCAGGCTTCCCTCGAAATTCAGTAAAGTTTTCTCCGTCACTTGCTGATAGAACGAAGTGACCGGGCTCTAGATAGGCTTCTTTTCTTTTTAGCGCAAACGCGGCCCCTTTCTCATTCCATTGACCAAAGCTAATATCCAAACCTTTTGTTTCGACACTTGTGTTATTTGTGAAAATAACCTCGGTCGTTTCGTTTGTAAGCGCATCACCATTCGCTAACTTGATAATGCCTGTCATTGTTCCGCCGGAAAGTGGCAAGAAACGTCCGATCAAGGTTTTCAGTAAGGAGGTAAGCTTTGTCATGCTACACCTCCTACTAAATCGTTACGATGCGCCCACAGTAGATGTATATCGAATGTAGACCTCTTCATTACCGGTGTTCCCAGATGGCTGACCAACGGCGATTTGAACAGACTGGCCTTTAGCACACGACATTGTGATGCACGGGAACATTCCATTGTTCGCGTAGAACGAGAATCTATCAACGTAATTCCCGTTACATAGGGATCGAACAGATACCCAAATATACATGGGAGGGCACGATACAGTGATAAGTCCGTCAGTTGGCGCAAGCCAATCGAAAGTAGAATCTGGTGACATCTGTTGCGTAAAACTGATGTACTCATTGCCAGGCATTGACTGTGAACTCGTAAGCTTGAATAAAGCTTGTAAATACGAGAGAAGCTTAGACATAGCAGAGCCCTCCCGTATTGATTAGCGAGCGCAAGAAGTAAATTAGCCCCCCCCCCAACCGTGAGAACGTGACCAACGCTCATGTTTGCCATACCTGATCCACGAACGTTAAAGCTTTGCCCTTTCTTAACAGGGTAAAGACCGAAGCAACCCCAACCACTAGTTGATGCGTTGGATGTGATATAAACGCCGTTACTAGTGCCGATCATCAGTTCATTGCTAGTTGTGTTAGAAGATGCAGACACCTGAATGTATCCGTCAGCACTGGCAACAAAGCTATGAGAAGTAGTATCAGTGTCGCTGTAGTACGTGTGAGAAATCGAGCCTGTCGGCATCGCCTGTCCACCACTGAGCCTAAATAAGGCTCGTATGTAATCAATTAGCTTTTGCATTTTCACTCCTTGCCGAAGCGAAAATGCTTCGGTCTTTTATGAAGCACCCTTCACGGGTATAAAGTAAATGTCAACCTTATTGTTGGATTCCGACAGGATGATTACCGATTGTCCTCTTTCATAAAACACAAAAGAACTTGCGGTATTTGCTCCTGAAGCGAACTTAAAAATACTTTGCCAAATCGATCCAACACGAACACCCGAATAAACAACGCCTGCTGGGTTTGAGTCGGACGAGACCGAAAGCCAACCGTCAGACGGCATTACATACGTTTGCGATTGATCTGTACGGCTTATCGTTACAGCGTTGGCAAAGTCGGGCACACACAGAGCCGTTGCCCGTGTACCGTAAATCGTTACGCTATCGGATACCCCCCCCCTTGCTTGGGTACGAGGCAACTAAACATTGCCGACAAATAATTCAGTAACTTGTTCATTGCATAGCCTCCATCATTTGACGTTGACCGATTTTCGCCTGAGCTTCGATTTGAATACAGCTCGGAATTTCAGGCATTGCCACAAATGGAAAGCCTTCAGCCTCTGGTAAGTCACGTAAAGCTGTACGATAGGCTGTAACTTCAGCTCTTTCGTCATCAGTCAAGGCGGATCGCTGAGCATCCTTAGTTTTCTTGACGGTCATATCGCTGATTTGAACGTAAGGATCCGTATCGGCCAAACGTGCATTGCGCTCAGCCTTTACGGCATTGCTGTAGCGCTCAAGGCATTTTGTCTGATCTTGTTCTGGCAACTCGCTTTCAACGTAGTAACCACCGAAGACGCTTTGGTACATGGTCACCGTTACGGCCTCAGACACAATCGCAAAATTGTGACCTGCCTTGAATGTGATCGTTGACTCCAACAAACCTTTATCAATCGATACAGGTTTAAGACTATCCTCGCCCAAAGCTGGCGTAACAAACGCCAAAACTTCCTTAGCACCACCGAGGAAATCACCAGTATCCGAAGTGATCGTAATCGGAGCTTCGTCTGTCACCTTGCCATTTTTAATGTACTTATTGGATACCGTGGCAGTGACCTCCACAGGGCAACACTCAGCGTATTTAAATCCCGCCGGCGCCGTGCTAGAGGCCACGATCTTGCCACCAATTTTGACGGCTTGTCTCGGGCTCTCAGACGCTAAAGCCTTAGCCAAATAGACCGCTTGCACGGCTTCGATATTGTCATAGAACTGCATTCAGTTTCTCCTATTTAAGAACCAGACTCATCCGTAGGCACAGTGCCTCCGTACTCGGTAATAAGAGACTCAAGGGCTGAGAACACGCCAAGTTTTGTCAAAACAACGTTCTGAACCGCCTCAGTCAACGTTTGCTCACCAGTCGTAACTACGTCATTGAGCGTGACAGCTCCTTTCGTTTCGGCCTCTGCGTCAGGCAGAACCGTTGGCGTTAGCGTAGTGCCACCGTTACTACCAAATAACTTTTCCCACAATTTCGGAAATGCCATCATTCCTCCCGTTAAGAAATCGTTGTCACTGTCACCGTAATCTGCATATCCGCAGGGATATCACTGGTGAACGTAATTGCCGAGGACGAAACTTCATTAAAGTGCTCGCCTTCTAGACATAACAGACCATCGAGCCACACTTTGATCAGATCGGAACCAATCGCATGAGCTGGTACTGCAAACGGCGTGCCCGCTGTCAAAACGCCAGAACGGCTCTCGCTTGTTTGTGTGGTGATGTTTACCGAGCCATCTGCGCTCGTAGTCGATACGGCGCAGATTTCTGCATCAGTCGGGATATCGAACTTAAATTTGATCGTTGTTGACGTATCCTCGGCGTATTGCTCATCTTTAATACAAAGCACACCGTTGAAATAAATCTGTAGCTCACCGCTACCAAGGGTGTATTCCGGAACATCAAACGCCGTCCCAGTTGGATGCACTGAAGCGCGATCAACACTGTAAAGCGTGTTGACGTTTAGAGCCCCGGCATCGTAAAGCGGCACCGGTTTGATAACTCCATCGAGGTCTTTGTAATAAAGCCGTGCCATAGCATTAAGACTTCAAAATAATGAGTCCACCATCTCGGAGGTTTTCCGGGACGCTTTCCAAATCAGTCACAACACAACTGTCCACGTATTGCTCGCCGATAGTCACTTTGCGACTTGTCGCATCAGGCGTCACCGTCACACCTTCTCCTGCGGCGATTTCAAGCGTTGCAGTCTTCCCACCGGAAGCGATTGTCGTATCACCAACTTTGACGCTTGAGAATGCGTTCTGATTGACTTCAGCACCTTCTGCAACACCAGAAAGTTTCGAGCGTTCTGCTGATGTCATCAGAACTTTGTTAGTACCATCGTTGATGCTGTCGGCAGTGTCAGTGCCTTTCATAAAAGCTCCGGCCGCGGCCACATTGGTTGCATCAGTCTTGTCAGCGCCTGCTTCGACACCCGCGAGCTTCGTGTGCTCGGCAGCCGTCATTAGGCCATCAGCTTGACCAGTCGCTGGTGAGTATGTCGTGTCGGTAAACTGAGCGTCTGCGGGGACGGACTTGTTAATAGTGAATCCACTGTCTTTAATTTTGTTGCCGGCCGTTCCATCAAACACTGCGACATGCGCCGCAACAGAAGTTGCAGGTCCTTGAACCACGCCCGTCAAGTTTGCTTGCAAAACAGACCAGTCCGCGTTCGATGCACTGCCAGAGGCATAGTCACGGATACAGATGATGAAATCGCCGACTTCGCAATAAACTCCGGCATACGCTCCAGCTTCGCCAACGGAGTACTGCCATCCGGATTTATACGAGACTGTCGGCAATGGTTCATCAAGAGTAACTACGCCTTTGAAGTGAACGCCTTGATTTACTGCAGCGGCAATTTGCTGACGAAGTTTTACGATTTCGGACTCGACATTCGAGGTCTGACCGGACTCATCGGCAATCTCGACTTGTTCAGCAACCGTTTTGGGATTTAAAGAGAATTTTTCGTTTCCCTGTTTCCCGTATAAGGTTGTATTTACAGAACTCATGATGCCGACTCCTCATTTTTGTAAACCACTTTCCTAGACAGATCAGCAATTGAATCGGACGCCAACGTAGCAGCTCTAATCGCTTCGCCTACATCTCCGCTACCCAGAGCTCCGATCCACACATTAATCTCGTCTCCTGCTTTGACATCGAATGTCATCTTGAATTTTTTGGACTCTGATCCTGTAACCCCAACCTCTTCAAAGTTAATTCCGGAATACAAAACCAAGCTATTCCACGATATTCGAAGGTGATGATGACCAACTATATAAACGAGGTCATCTGGGATTACGATTTCGGTGCCGGCCGCAATGTCACTAGTTGCCGTCCACGTTTTCTCTGCGCAACTAATTCCTTCTTTGACTAATTCGCTTTCAGCGGCACTTTGAATACGGTCTATTTGAATATTGGCTTCTTCTTGCAACGATACCTTAGCTTCTGACAGGGACTGTTCTAAACTTTGTTCGATAGCGGCCGTTGTATTGTTATAAGAGCGCTCAGCGGCCTGAGCTGCAGCCTCTGCTGCTGTTCTATTCGTTGCTGAATTTTCCTCACTGGCCTTGGCTTGTTCTGCTGCTCTGGCTGCAGAATCCGCGTACTCTTGCGCTTGCTTACCGGCTTCAACCATTTCCTGTTGGAAACGATCAAAGACGTTATCAGCGAGGTTTTCAGCTTTGATGAGGCCGGGTTGAATTTTGTCATCATCAGTGAAAATTTGAGCGATCTTGTCTCTAATTTCATTGATGGACTGGCTAGCGTTGTCGAACTCTGTGTCGAGAGCGCTTTTATTAATTTCATCGTCAGCGGCAAAATTGTGCTGACGTTCATATTTTTGCGGCTGAGCCATACTTCACCCCGGCTGATTAATTACTCTTCAGAGCCGTTTTCGGAGGCGTCACTGCCGTCATCATCAGACTTTTTGGCGGACTTCTTGGACTTCGATTCTTTAAATTCAAACTTTTTCATGTTGGCCTCCCAGTCCTCCTTGAAAGTGCCAAGCATCTTTTCGTGCAGATCACTGGGAAGAACAACGCGGAGTCGTTCAGCCACTTCGACAGAATCAACATCATCAGTACGTACTAAATCGCCCACCTTGATAGATTCTTCGCCAAACATCAATTTCTTAGCGTAGATTTCAGCGGAATTAGCCACACCGTTTACGACTGAACGAGCAGAAAGATGGACCGTGTACTTGTAAACACCGATTTTCATAAAAGTCTCCTAAGGAAAGTTTGTCGGGAGCCAAAGCCCCCGACTTGGTCACGAGGTTAAGCAGTCTTGAGCGACATGACGGAGTGTGCGTTAGCACGCTTGAGCGACAAGCTGTAACGAACAATCATCATTTGGTAGTAAGCCAAGACGTTGTGCGGACGCACCGGATCAACAAGATCAAAGCCATCATCGTGGTACTTAATGCAATCCGTGTTGATCATGTAGCAACGGTCAGCCCACTTAACGGTTTCGCTCGGGTTCTTTTCGTCCAAAATGTCGAAGCAGGGGTCATAGACGATGGGAATACCCTTGAAGAAGCAGCCCGTGTCCGTACCGGAACGAGAAGCCAAACCGATATCTACACGATCCGGAGAACGAGCATCGGTGTTTTGCGTCAACGTGATCGAATCAGCATAAGCATCGATGAAGTTGCCACCGGCAATGATGAAGTTCGGACGGCCACCGTGCTTCACGCACAAACGGAATTGAGCTTCCATTTGTTTGCGAATCGTGGTGGGATCAATAGCCGTGTCGGCATTGTTTCTCCACCAGGTTTCCGTAGCGCGGTCAAAGCCACCCACAGTACCTGTAGAAGGATCGGTAGCAATCAAAGCGTCAAGACCGGCAATACAGTCGGCACCTTGGGCACCGTTCATGTGCAAGTGGTAATCCAAGTTCTCAAAGAAACCTTCACGCAAAGCGTAGGTAGTGTCTTGGAGAATGTTGGACAGCTGCACTTTTTCGTGCGAGGTCATGCGGAAGTCGCCGCGCTTGCCCTCTTTGACGGTAATGCCAGCTTGCTTGAGCGTGTCGTGACTGATGTAGAAGCTGTCCGTGGCCCGCGTCCAGTCGAACTCGGCCATATCAGTCGGACGGCGCTTGTTGAACGTGATCGGATCTTCACCCTTGGCGTTCGTGAAGTTCGAGCCGTAATCTTTCATAACGGTTTGAGCCAACGACTTACCACCGAGGAAATTCTTGCGATCACGCAAGAGCATGCCGAGGAACGGACGATCACGCTTGAGTTGATCGACAGGCGTCTTGGAGAGTTGTTCAGATAACGTTAACTTGGCAAGATAAGCCAGGTCTTCAGATGCAATGGGCATAGCAGTCACCTATTGGAAAAATTAAAAACGTCTTTTTTCCACTCGCAACAGAAAGCCACACTGTTGATTGATTTCGTTGTTCTGAACGTGAACGGTGCGAAACGTTCTTACGGCAAATCGTCCAGGCAACCGGCTCTTCGGGACGCGACCCCCGAGGTGACTGCGAATTTCGAAGTGTGAGGATCAGAGTTCTATTTTAGAAAGTGCGGGGAGGTGAGCCCCCGCTTTCACCGTTTCTTTCCTCGATAGAGAGACTTTTCACTCAAAGTCAATTTTTTCCTAAGCAAAGGAAATTTTCAAGTTACATATCACGCATAGCGTCTTCTAAAACCTGCCCAACCGTCATCTTCGATGTGTCTCTAACGCCCGTATTCATTGAGCGTGAGCGCAACGGGGTAGGTTGAGCGGGTCTTGGTTTCGCTTGCGCAGTGAGAGATGCATTTTTGTAGAAATGCTCCGGTAATTGGTCAATCAATTGCTGCACTTTGACACCCCACTGCTCAGGAGGCGTGGACATAACAAAGTTGCGCATGTTGTCACCGGTCTTGAGCCATTCATGCACTGCATTAACTTTCTCAGCGAAGTAGGGTTCATCCTTGCGAGAGAGCAATGCTTGTTGCATTTGAACTTCGGCAGACGAGACGCGGGAGCGCAATTGTTGATTTTCCCGAGCCATTTGCTCAGCACGAGCACGTTCATTGGCCATGCGGCGAGCGTTGGCAATTTCAATGGCGTGCTTACGGTCAATCGACATTTCGTTGACCGATTTGAGCAGGTCAGGATGAGCAGCAAGAAGGTCTACACCCGGCACTTCCTCTCCGAGTTCGGCAGCCAAGTTGGCACGAACTTGGTCAAGCATACGCATAGCATGTTGCTTCTGACTGCGATCATTCGAGCTAATCAATCGTCCGAACTCGAGCACTTGAGCGAAAGTATTTTGGTCATACCCGGCACTTTCAATCTGATTGACAAAGCTTTGGGCTATTTCGCGGGCTTCCTTTCGTTCGTTAAGAAGTTTCTCAAAGCGCTTACGGGAGCGCTCGTTGCCAGCCATTGCCAAAATCTCGGCGTCTTCCTCGGCTTCCGTTTTCGTCTTGTTGGGTTCAGTCTTTGGCTCCGGTTGTTTAATTTGATCTTGTTTTTGATCCTTCGGTTGCGCATCCTGACCTTCATTCTTGGGCTTTACTCCTTCCGTTAACGCATCAAAGGCTTCATCAAGCTGACTCTTGATATCCTTCTCGCCTTCACCATCGTTTGCAGATGCGTCATCTTCGTTGACAGACTGAGAATCTTCGGCGGCTCCTTCTTCAGTTTTAGTATCAACCTGATCTTCATTAGACGAAACTTGATCTTGGGCTACCGGAGGTTCTTGATCTTGGGCCTTCGGTTCATTCACCGCTCCGTTGATCTCGACCAAATCACCTAAGGTTTCTAACTTTTCACTCATGTGTCTCTCCTATTGAGGTTGTTGCGCAAGCATGGCCATGATGTCGCCAATACCTTGCGGTGAAACTTGTTGTCCTGCCATGGCCGCTTGCCCCGCAACGGGCACCATTGGATTACCCATTGTTTGGCCTTGGACCAATTGAGGCGGTAAGAATTTCTCGACTTCAATGCGGTCATCGAAGCGGCGAACGGTCTCTTTCATCAGATTGACAAACGGAGTCGGATCGCCGCCCGACATTTGCAATTGCATGATCTGACCGAGTAACTGAGTCAACGTAGGCAACAGTTGGCCCCACACTTGTTGTTCGGTGGCTTTGTTCGGAGCGCCCGAGGTACCGGCTACAACGCTGATTGTCATGCGTTGGAATGCAGTATCACGGTCCATCTGTTCCCATGTCACTTCAGCCGGATCATCTTTGCCGAGCATTTGAGCTACTTGAACCGCGTCAAGATTGGTCACAAAGATTTGAGCCAGATACTTGGCAATGTCAGTGATCCAACTTTCAAGCGTGTCCATGAACTCAGCCGTGCGACCGGTGAGCGAGTTTTGAAGAATTTGTGCCTCGGTTGCCGTCTTGGCTTGGTTAATTGACGAGCGCATAGCGTCCTGAAGACCCGTTGTTTGCTCCCAGTCTTGCTGAAGCTGAGACGTGTCATACAACGTGGCGTCAATCGGCGGGTATGTTTTTGGCATTAAGACGTTGCGCAGATTCTCACTGGGCACGCTTAACTGTGTGATTGAACCCACTTCGTTGTCATTGACAATCTGCTTGATATCTTTTTCTTTAATGTCTGCGCCAACAAAGTAGCCCGGATGAACGAAAGATCGATGATCCACGAGCTTTTCTCGGATTTCGTTGTGTTCGTTCTGCAGTTTCTCCGTCAAATCCACGATTGAGGGGCCGTAAAACTGCCCGTCAACCTTGGCATACGGCAATAGAAAAAAGGGATAGAAGCGAGCTCCAACGTATTCAGGCGAGTACGGTTCACGAAGAAAATAGTCGCAGCCCTCCGCGATTGTGTACACAGTCATGTTCTGCTTATCCCAAATTTCCCAAATGATGACTTGGGCCTCATCGTCTTTTACTTGTTGGGCATCATCAGACAGAGTAATTACGTTATCTTTTCGGCTGCTATCCCCGTCAAGATGATAGAGAGAGGCTGACTTCAAGCGCTTGTGGAACTGTGCTTCAGCGTCTGCTTTTATCATCGGAATACGTTGAGCGATCCAGTTTGCATTCGGATAATCGGAGAATTCACGCACTGTCGGATCAATCAAAAGATCATCAATAAGGACATGATCAATCGCGACGCCGCTTGCCACACTCGCTTCAAGTCGCTGCTCGATTGAGGTCATTGAGTCAACGAGCTCTTGGCGCTTAGCTTGGTACTCTTCGAGAGAGTTTGTGTCGTCAGCCTCAAGTTGCGTGAGTAGGTTGTCTATGTGTTGCAAGTTGTCCTGAGCATCGTCAAGGCGCTTCTTGAGCATCGGGTTTGTGTAGTAGCTGTCTTGCCAGATAACCTTCACACAGCCAATGGACGTGGTCACACACGAGCGCACAGTGTCCTTGCCGATTTCTTTCAGATTGGCTTCCTTGATTTGTGCATTGATCAGCTCTTGGAGCGTATTGGCAAAGGCCTTGGCATGTTCATGCGGACATTTGGGCACAACGGAAATCTCAGGCGCGCGGGCGTACACGACGGGGACCAGGGCCGAAATTGTCCCGAAGATAAGATTAGCCTGGACTTTGTTGTAGTCGGCAGAATCGGGCTTGGCTTCTTTGTCGATGTTGGCCACAAGTTCACGGTTGTACTTGCATCTATCGTGATAAGTCTTCCAGTGCTTCCGCGCGAACTCAATGCGCTTTTTCCACTTGGCCGCAAGCTCATCACGCTCCGGATTCTCGTCAATCACGTCAGATTTATCCACGGGATCCGTGACAGCTTGCTCATCGGCGATTGGATCAATTGTGATATCAAACATTGCTTACCCTCATTGTCATGCCGTCCCGACTGCGTTCAAAGTCGTTCTCAGGCGTTGTAGTCTCTTTTATATCGTCAGGCGAACGGCGCTTGCGCATTACTCCGTATCGGATCGCGTCCCATGCGTGGTCTTCCTCTGTGGTGTCCACGTCATCGGGGACGGTCTCCGAAGGATGTAGCGCCGGGATTGTTCGGATAGCGTGCTTGCAAGTCTTGAAAAACTTCAGCTTGCCGTCGGCCAGAAGCTGAACAATCTTTTGCGCGCCATTGACGCGGCTGCCCTTGGCATTCCACGCGGGATAGAACCGCACGCCTTCTTCTCTCATGATTGAGGCAACAGTTTCCTCGACGCCTATTTTTGAGAATATCGACGGGTCAGCAAGCGGAAGCCGAATGTCGTAGCCGAGGCGCTCAAAATGTTTTTCTGCCTCTGCAATTTTCCGAGCAACCACACGAGCGTCTTCTTTCGTCCCCGTTCCAGGGATTTCGCCTGCTCCATACAACTCTTTCCAAACATAAATAACGCCGTCGGGGTCCATGGCGAGCCAGTAGCATGCGTACGGTGCCGAGTAGCCCCAGTCGAAAGAACGCCAAACTTCCCAGCTGCCCGGAATCGTGAAGGGCTCGACGATGCACTTTTTTGGGTCCCACACTTCCTCTAAGAACGAACCAACGTGAATATCCCAATCGCCGTATAGCCAGGCCTTTCGGCGGTTTGGATCCTTAAGGTCGATCAAGGTTTGGATGTAATCCGGGTCAGCCTTGAGCAAATGTTCGTTCTCAAAAATGGACGAGAAAATCTGAGTGCGACCTTTCCGATTGCCGATGACATAACCGGGCTTGTGCATGCCGATTTCGTACCGGTCCTTCACCCACTGGTGACCCTTACCAAAGGGGTTAGTCGTTGCTCTCACCATGCGCGGAATGCCGTCAACAGACGAACGACACGTTGAAAGCATGGCCGTATAGAACTTGTCGTCCTTCCAGTTCGTCAATTCCTCAAAAGCAAGGAAGGGATACTCGTGGCCATGATAGTTCCAGTAGTCGTCCTCTTTATCGCCATAACGGAAATAAAGACGCTCCCCGCCCGGGAACGTCCAAAAGTAATCGCTCTCGTTAAACTTGGCACCAGGGAAAATCTGATAGAACCAACGCTTACTTTTGGCCACCACGTCAGCCAACTGCGGATAGGTTTGACGGAACAATGCTCCCGTCCAAGCGGAGCCATAGCCTCGACCGACATATTTGGCAAAGCTCATTAAAAGGCAATCCGTCTTGCCACCACCTCGAGTTCCATGAATTAAGCATTCATAAACCGGGCAAGTCAGAAAAAGATTTTGCGATCCGTAGTGCGGGGCCCAAATGATCTCAGCCATTACTTACTCCCCTTTTTCTTTTCGGCAGACAATGCCTTGATCATGTCAGCCTCAAGTTTGTCGGCAATCTCTTGCGCCGAGCGTTGCCAATCTTTCAACGCGACTTCCGCCGGCACCAAGAGCACACCTGCGGCATTAACCTGCAGAGGCCCACCGCCTCTACCCGTCAACTCTTTTCGATCAACGAACATGCCGATGTGCTTGCCAAGAAGCTCAAGCGATTTGTTAGCGCCGTTGGCGTCGAACTTCCAAACGTTGCGGCCTTCCTCATCAACGGCCTGCACTAATCCGTCCTTGGTCATCGTCAGGACCGGCGCTTTTTGCATGCAACGGTCTTTAACCTCGATCAGGTCACGAACAATGTCCTCTGCCTTGATCTTTGCCTTCTCAGCGAGTTCAGCCGTCAAGCGATCAACCTCTGCTTGAACCTCAGGTTTTTGCAAGATTTCATGAGCAACACTGCAGGCAGAGCGCTTTGTATACCCAGCTCGGATTGCAGCTTGAGTAGCATTTCGATCAACAACGTACTCTTGGGCAAAACGCAATTGTTTTGCAGTTATTCCGCCTTTTTTCATCCTTAATGGCGGTTTTTTTGGCTTTTTTTGCAACTTTTCTGTCATTTTTTCGCTTTTCTCTGCAATTTTTTCCAACCAACGACAGCTTTGTTGCGCCGGGTACCGTCTAAAACCGTTCGTATCGTTCGCACAGGCATGTCGAGCATTTCTGATATTTCACGATAGAAATAGCCTTGCTCGCGCAGTAAGAAAACCAAATCGATCTCTGAGTCGGTGTATTTAGCGTTTGGGGCTGACTCCCCGACTGGCCTGCCTGACTCGCCAAGCGAGACGAGAACTTCCCGCGTCATGTCTGAAATATTCGGGGTACTCGGCTCGGACTTTTTGGATTGCTCTGTCGATGGTGAGCTTTCTGTCGACTGAATCAACCGGGAACTGTGCTGCGTGCTCTGCTGCTTTTGCGAGTGCGACAGCTGCCGGTCTTGGGAGTACGTCTGCGAGTTGTCTTTCATTCACGATTGCCTCCACTATTCAGTCCAGGTAAGCCAAATTTCAATATCTGGAGGCCGCTTGGTTGAGCCAACCTCCAAAGGTAAGAAATGAAATGCCGCGTCATTGACGTGGATGCCGTCAGCGATACCATCAAGCCAGGACTTAAGAGACGCAATAATGTTGTCCTCATCACGATGCCTCTTGTCGCAGGCATGCGTAATCAACCTGACAGAAATCCGATTTCCCTTTGGTTTAGCGAAAAAGCCACAGCCAAAAATTTCTTTTGCTAAAAGGCAACCCATCTTTCGGGCTCGAATTGAGACTTGGTATTTAGCAGCCCAATTGACGCGAGAATTTGGAGAGAGGTACTGGTGAGGCCATGGCACAACAACACAACGCTCAAATGTTTTCGTTTTTTTGATTTTCATTGATATCGCTTCCATTGTTTATCGTTGACCGCCTTCTCGACTTCAAAGAATTTCATTGAGAAGGTCCATTGATCCTTGTCTCCCCGCTTGAATCTGTAGCTGAATGAGACAATTGGCAGCCCGGCATTCTCCAGAGCCTTTCGGACTTGATTGAGCACGACTGAATACCGACCGAAGTCAATCAAGTCGTCATTCGTTCCAGTGATCAGAATCTCGAGTCGAACATTTGAGGCAACTCGCCCTGGAGTGAGAACACTGTTGAGAGCTCTTAAAACATTCTTTCTTGCTTCTGTACAGATCAGATTGGACCTGACATAGTACGGAGCATCCACACGAGCCGTAGCGGTCTTTTCTGATGCGTAGACGCTTTCCTGCAGGCTCAGATTATCTTTGTCGTACAAAACGGTGTAATCAGCCATAGTCTTACCTCCGTTGTGACTCGCCATTGAGGATCAAGACATTGCCACCGCCTTCCTTCATGCGGTCATAGACGCGAAGGCCGATGTATTGCTTGAGTTCAGTCTTGGTTTTGTTTGAGAGCAGGATTGTTGGCCGCATATGGTTGTAGCGACTGTTGAGCACTGAAAACATGATTTCTCGCTCGTTGTCGGTGCCACGTTGAACGCCAACCTCATCGATAACGAGCAAATCAAGGTCAGTCAGTTTCCCGATAGTCTCGCGAGTTGTGTTGTCTCCCCAAGACTCTCTGATTGACATGAACAAATCAGAGGCGCTGATGAACATGCCGGAATGACCTTCGGAGATGATGTGCCTGAGAAGACTTACGCTAAGGTGCGTTTTGCCGGTACCAACACCGCCGAGAAGGATCATGCTGGTGCCGAACTTCAGGTTGTTTTCAAAATTCTCAGCGTATTGCATGACCGCTTCTTTGGCAGCTTGTTGCCACGGCTGAGAAACAACGAACGAGTCAAATGACTTCGACAGAAAGCGAGGCGGGATCATTGCTTGGCCAAGTTCTCGTTCGATGAGTTCAGCGGCATGACAATACGGGCAACGTTTGCCGTCAATTGGAACGTAACGACCGTCTTCGGCGATGTACAAGGCAGGATATGTCCCGTGTATTGAACACGTGCTTGTGGCGGCAATTGGACGCCCTTTGTACGTCCAGTTCCCATTACTGGCTCGGCCATAATACTTTGGAAGTTTCGGTAACATGCTCATGCTTTCCTCCTACATTAATCCGCTCTCGCCATAGTCAATCTGACTCCAGTCGGGCTCTAAGTCTCTGGGACCGGAACTGGCTTGACGGTTTGTTTGATTGTCTTTATGAAGCCAACTGGCTTTGAAACCTCTCCAACCACGCATGCAACAAGTGCTTAATGCATCCTCAAGAGAAATTCCTGCTTTCTCAGCTTCTTTGCGTATTGCGTTTAAGGCGGTTTGTGTAAGAGGTGCTTTGAGTTTGTTTCTCAAAAGCGAGAAATCATTCCAGGTGGTGTCGGTCACGTCTTCGGGTTTTTCTAAAGACCGAGACTTTTCTTTTTTATTTTTCTTTTTATCTACGTTAGTAGATATTTCTTGCTCTTGTTCTTGTATTGCGACAGTGTTTCTAACAGTGTTCTTTACAGTGTCCGATACAGTATTAAGAGTTCTGTCGATACCTTCACCGAAGTCGCTCTTAAGTTTCAAAAGCTCTTCTTTCAAGGCCTTATCAAAGGCCAATAAACACTTGTTATCGCTTGTTTTTGATCGTTCTTTAGGGACAGCTACACATTCACGAGCACGCAGTAATGCCTCTAGCTTTAAAGAGCATTCGGGTATCTGATCAAGTGCGTTTTTCCACCCGATAACAACATTTGCGTTCTCTGGTTGGTTGTACTTAATGAAGTTAGGAGCGAATACGGTCTTGCTAAATTCGTCATACTTGATCAAACATAGTTTCTTTAGTGCATCGAACGGGTTTTTACACTTATTGAAACACTGTTCACAACACTGTTCTTTACAGTGTTCGTTAGTGTGTTCGATACCTATCTCAGACATGAGACCCTCTGGCGTTGCTCGAAACGCACCCAGAGAAGTCATGGACGGGTGAGTTAGGATGTAAAGAAAAAGCCGTTGACCCTCTGCCGATAAAGAACGAAATTTTTTATCGTTCCAAATTCTTGGATCAATCTTTCTGTACTTGGCCATAAGACATGCCTCAAAAGTTTTTGATTTCCTCAGACTTCATTACTGGCACCCTTTTAAATTTCTCTCGTAAAAAGCGAATTTGAGCTGATGGAATTCCTGTTTTTTTCCATTGAGAGACAGCCGGAGTGCTGACTGAGCAGACTGAGGCCACGAGTGTTGTTCCACCCAAAGCCTCAATAACTTCTTGAGAGAGCTTGGGATTAAGTGGTTTTGTTCGTTGGTAGCTCACGATTAACTCACCTTAGTCTATGAAGTTAATTTTAATTAGTCTCAATATTAAGTATATTTAAAGTAAGTTGCAAGTCTTTTTTCTTGTTTAGACTTAAAATTACTTAACTCAAGGAGTTAAGTTATGAGTAATACAACGCTTGCCGAAAGGCTCAAATTAGCGCTAGAAAAATCTGGAAAAACACAACGAGCCCTTGCACAGTTTTGCAATACATCAACAGCTGCAGTTAACTACTGGTTAAGCGGAAAAACAAAAGAATTGGCTGCAAGCAATGCAATTAAGGCTGCCATCTTCCTGGGTGTTAGCACAGAATGGCTGACGACCGGCAAGGGAAATATGAATAATGGTAGTGTTTCTGCTTTGCACGATGAAGATGATGTACCAACCGGCTTTATTGAAATTCCTGAATATCGAGTTGAATGCGGCTGCGGAGATCGTGCTACACCAACCTTTGAAGAAGTTTCAGACGCAAAACGAGCAGTTTACCGAGTTGACTGGTTTGTCGATCATGCAGTTAGTGCCAAAAACTGTCGCCGGCTAAAGGTTACCGGAGATAGCATGGCCCCCATTTTGTTCGATGGAGACTCTATTCTGTGCGATTGCGCTCCTCAACAAATTGTCTCCGGCAAAATCTACGCCTTCTGCTTCGGGGACTCTGTACGAGTCAAGCGCTTGTACACAAAACTTAATGGAGGATTAACAGTCCATAGTGAAAATCCTCAGGAAAAGGACGAAGAAATTTCTCCTGAAGAAATGTCTCAGTTCTATCTTATTGGGCGTGTAATTGACCGCTCCGGCAGCGGGCCGTTTTAATTGGAGACACTAATGACTTCGGAATTTAGATTTACTGATATTGAACAACTCGCGCAAGCTGATTCTTTCGATATCGCCGATGTGAGTGAAGAGTTATTGAAACTCAAGATTTTAATTAAAGGTGATGATTATCATGGAACCATTCCAGGTGAATTAACGAGAAGTCTGTGGACATTGCAGGAGTCACTTTATAGAGCTGCGGCCGAAATATTGCATGGCCAACCAAATATTTCGAAACTAACCAACGAAGAAAGACTTGCCTTACAATTAAACTTCGAGGTTAAGCAGGGATCGTCAGATATCTCAGCTTCCACTCGTTTGTTTCTACAACAGATTGCAGAAGGCTTTAAAAATATGGAATCACATGATAAGAAGTGGGTTCTGTTAGCTGCCATAATAGTTTTAGGTGGAGGTTATTTCGCGTCTGAAACATATCAAACTTACAGCACAAATAATGCATTTATTAAGCATGCTCAAACACTGGTTCAACCATTAAACCTCGCCATAGAGAATGGAACCACTGCCATTGCTAAATCATCTCCAAATGCAGATAGCGTTAGCATTGGTCAGCGCTCCTATGATAAAGAGGCGATTGCACAATTAAATCAAAAAGCCCAACGCAAAGGACCAACATTCTCTACGATTGGACTTACTTGTGTTGTTACCGGGATAAAAAAAGTAAAGCCGTTCGTGTACAAACTTGAGTTAACCACCCTTGAAGATAATTCAACGATTTCAGTTGAGGTAAACTACGACAAACTATTTACAGACACGCCACTTAAGAGTGTCGTGGATTTTGCCCCTTACATAGACGATGGGCAGTGTGTGTGGGTTGAATTGCTTGTTAAAGAAACAAAGACTTCTATTGAATACAGTTTGCTTTCACTTGAGAATATGAAACAATAATTCCCGACCCGCTCCGGCGGGTTTTATTTCATGTCAAAAAAATGAAAAACACTTTAGCTATATTTTTTCTAATGCCCCTCATCGCATTAGCACAAGAATACGAAAAAACAGAAATTAATGGAATCAAATACGACTGCTACTACGAGGAAGGTAAAAGAGTTGGATGCGGTTGGGGAAAAAGTTGGTTCTTAACTGATACAACATCTACCCTTCATCGTTTGATAAGTATTCAACAAAAAAACAAGCTTTGGATAATGGTTAATTACCCAAAGGGGGCTGATAACGACAAAAATATAAAATCTTCTCTTGCCCTAGCTGAGATAAGCTGCGATAAGTTTGCTTTTAGAGTCCTTCAATACTCATCGCACAGTGACTTTTTATGGGCGGTGATCCGTTCCCAACCTCACTATCCGAGCGAGACAAGGAATGGATTTATATTGCCCCTGGAACATTTATGGAAGCAATAATCCCATTGTTTTGTTCAAAATAAAATTATCCTCGCTGTCAAACCGCCTCCGGGCGGTTTTTCTTTGCCAGTCAAACATATTCCACCCCCTGCTACAATTTACTTGTTATTAGAGGAATATGAAATGTCAACTTGGCGAGCCATTTTTATTGCAACTCTAGCCTCCCTGTTTTTATCTGGCTGCAATGAGAAGCCAGGGCCAGAGCTATTTTCAATCCCTAAGGGATGGCAAGTTGAATATCCCTCAGGACATGCTGTTATTCTTTATGCGAAGACACAAGACAAATCTGTGCAGGTTATGTGTTCATTGAACGAGTTCGAAGAGGATTCTCAATATGAAGTAAGTCACTACAAAGAGGATTATTTACTTCGCTACGCAGCCTTCATGGGAATACACAAACCTAGAATTTATGTTAACAATAGAAAAATTTTGTGCTATTGGGGAGATAACCCATCTTTGATAAATGAAGTTGAAAAAACAATTTATTGTCCCAATGCCAGTAAAACATTGATATTTTCCGTATACGGACCAAGGACTTCTATTAACGAAATTAATAAAACAACCAAATTAATTCTTGATACTGTTAATCTTCCAAAACTTACCACGAAAGATTGAATTAGGTTCTTTGTTTTCTTCAATAACTACTACAATCTGACCCTGGCGAGGGACTACCCACGCGACTCAAGGCCTCGGGATTATCTGCCCGTGGCCTTTTGTTTTCTGAACATACAAGCCTACTATTCAGAATACTTAATTCCGCTTGATTTAAATCAATATTTATCTCAATAACCAGACTAAGTGTACTTGTCTTATTTAATAAGTTTACTTAATATACTTTCTACCTGGATTGTTAACTAAATTGAACATTCGGGAGTTGGTTGAAAAGACTGGGTTATGTGCCAGTTCAAAACTTTTACGGAGCAAGACATGCGTGATTGGTTAACTGACATCTTCGGTCTCGCCGGAATCATTGGTTTCCTCTACTTCGTTTTGTGGCTGGGCTCCGTAGTAGACCCGTACTAATCCCATAAGTTTTGGATCAAGGAGATTGTAATGACACGCTTTGTTTTTAACGCCGAAACCATCCAGTTCGTGCGGCAAATGTGCGCACACGCCGGCGGCGTTCGCCACCCGAAAGATGTACTCGGCGAGGTCGCTCAGGCATTTGAAGACGGCGAACATCACTACTCGCTCGTCCTCGGCGACATCAAAGACGGCCACAACGTGATGCTCATGACCTTGCACATGTGGGCAAGCGAATCCGGCGAACTGATCGACGACAAAAAGAACCAAGGAGAATGACATGACAAACAATCGCGCTGAATGGCTCAAAGCGCGCCGCTCTGGAATCGGCGGCAGTGACGTAGCTGCCATCCTCGGCCTTAGCCGATACAAGACGAAAGTCGATGTATACGAAGACAAAATTGCCACGGACGAACCCGAAGACGCACAGTCTCAAGCTGCTTACTTTGGCAGTGCGCTCGAAGACGTTGTTGCTCAAGAGTTCTCGAAGCGCACCGGCATGAAAATCCAACGTGTTAACAAGATGCTTCGCATGGGTGAAGGCGACTGGATGATCGCAAACATTGACCGTGCGATTGTCAATCCTGAAATTGCCGGACGCGTTTACGTCTATGACGAAGCCCGCCAAGTTGAGACGGGTCGTCAGATTTCAACTGACATGATCCTCGAATGCAAAACCGCTTCGAGCTTCATTGCTGACCAGTGGGGACCAAGTCAAGAAGATGAGATTGTCCACGGCAAGGTCGTCACGGAGCACAAGATTCCTTTGTACTACGAAACGCAAGTCCAGTGGTACCTTGGAGTGACAGGAGCCAGTGTCTGCTTCGTTGCAGCCCTTTTAGGCGGTCAGGATTTTCGCATTTACCGCGTTGATCGAGACGAAGAAGTCATCGAAGCGTTGAAAGAGCACTGTGGAAAATTCTGGAGAGAAAACGTCCTTGCCCGTGTAGCTCCGGATCCGGATACGAAAGAGGACGTTGCAAAAATTTTCCCCATTGACAACGGCGAGATGATCGAAGCTAGCAACGACGTCGCTGCCGACATCGGCGAGCTTCGCAACTTGCAAGAACAAATCAAGACCTTGCAGGACGCCCAAGACGTCGTCAAAGACCGCATCTGCGCCGCCCTCGGCGATAAGACCGGGTTCACGATCGCAGGTGAAAAAGCTTGTACTTACAAGGCCCAAACCTCAAATCGCTTTGATTCGACGCGCTTCAAAAAAGCCCAACCAGACCTTTACAACGAATATACGAAGACGACCACCACGCGCGTGTTCCGTCTTGCCGCCTAATTAGGAGATTGTTATGTCTACCACTACTGAATTAAAGAGAGCCGTAGCACCGGCTGCCGCTCGTAAGCAAGCCATTGCCGAAACAAAGAAGCCCGGAACAATGCTGGACGTTGTTCGTTCTAAATCCTTCCAGTCTCAAATGGCCCTTGCTCTGCCGAGGACGATGACGCCTGAACGTCTGACTCGCATTGTGATGACGGAGTGTCGCAAGACGCCTGAGCTGTTGAGTTGTTCTCAAGAAAGCTTTTATGGCGCAATTCTCCAATGCGCTCAGTTAGGCCTTGAGCCGGGTGCCGCCCTTGGCCATTGTTATCTGTTGCCGTTCGGCAACGGTAAGGACAAGACAACTGGCCGCCCGAATGCTCAGTTAATCATTGGCTATCGAGGCATGCTGGACTTGGCACGCCGCTCAGGACAAATCCAAAGCATCAATGCCTACGTTGTGCGAGAGGCTGATGAATTTAGCTACCAACTTGGCTTACGCCCGGACATTCACCACGTACCAGCTTCGGTTGCTGACCGCGGCGCATTGACTTACGTCTATGCAGTTGCTGTGCTCAAAGACGGTGGCATTCAGTTTGAAGTGATGTCTCGTGCAGAAATCGAGGCGGTTCGTAGTCAATCGAAAGCTGGAAAGAGCGGCCCCTGGGTAACACATTTTGACGAAATGGCTCGCAAAACCGTTATTCGCCGATTATTCAAGTATCTGCCGGTGAGCATTGAAGCGATCCGTGCTGTCGAAGTTGATGAACGAACTGATCGAGGCGAAATCATCAGCGCCGATGATGTGATCGATGGCGTTTACGCAGACAAAGGCGTTGAAATGCAAGCGCCTGAAATCACCGACAGAGAGACGGTTGACGCCGAGACTGGCGAAGTGAAGACGGCAAATCCGCTCGATCAACCGCCGCTTGACTGGGAAACCTTGGAACCCAAGACAAGTAAGTAACGACTTTGGGGCTTTCGTGCTCCTTGATCCCGTCTGACTGAGAGCATCGGACGCTGAATAAAACGAAAGCCCCAATACACAAGGAGGCAACCATGCAAGCCGTAATGCAAATAGATGACAAGCTCCAGTTGCTGATCGACATTGAAGACGTCAGCGCACTGACCAGACTTGGCCAAACTTCAATCTACCGAAAGCTGAACAAAAAGAGTCAGCACTTCGATCCCTCATTCCCCCGCCCGATTGATGCCGGTGTTCGTGTCAATCTGTGGCGATATGAAGAGATTAAGCAGTGGGTAGCCAATCTTCCTAACCGGAGAGCAGCATGATCCCTCGCATTTTTCTTTTCCTCTGGCTGTACTGCGCGAGCATCGGCGGCGTCTTTGCGTTTCTAAACGCTGCCGAGCGCATGAGCGGTGGCCTCCTGGGATCAATCTTGGTCATTGGCATGGCCGTTGCAGTTTACTGGGCATGGGAGCAAACACGATGGTAACCGCTTCCATTGCCCTGTCGAACCGTGTCAATCGTTCTGACATTCCGAGAGTGTTGGTCTCTATTGACTATTTCAACGAAGAGGATTTGGCAACGCTTAAATCGCTAAGCGTGCGAGCAATGCTTATCGATGTCAACTATCGCATTGAAGTTGATACACCTAGCAAACACAGACAGGCTTCACCGGAGCGGAGATTAAATCAACGTTTGAAGATGCTAGAAAGGCGGTCTCGTAAAGAAAGCGGACTCTTTTGGGAAGCTGTTATGGCTGATGAGATCGCCAAACGGCCACGCTATTACTCAATTGAGGCAATCAAAAGTGATCTCACGGAAATAGAGCGTGCATTGGCAGAGTACGAAATCGAACGAAAACCAGCACTTTCGCTTGATGAATTGGAGAACTGGCTAATCCGTAACTCTCCATTCATTAACGAAGAATTGGACCGACAAATGCAACTCCGTTACCAGTGGCTGAAAAAACGAGAGCGCATCCAGGCGATGACACCTGAAGAACGGGCCGCTTACATTGAAAAGCGTATCGAAACCGATCCGATTTACAAAAAGGCCTTTGAAAACGAAGCTAAAAGCGAAAGTGAAATGCTAAAGCTGATGGAGTTTTAAATAAATGCCTGTAAGCAAAAAACCGAGACACAAGTACAAGCCCAAAACTGGCATCGATTTCACCCGGGTCAGGAAAGAAGACCTCGAGTACCTGCAAAACGAGTTCACAAAAATTGAACTCGCTACTGAAATGCGACTGCCTTTTGGCAAGGCGACAGATAGCGACTTCTACCAGATGAGGGATTTCGTCAATTGGGGAATCGTAGCCGCCACCGTCCGCGAATGGATACCCGAGCCCAAGCGTCTAGCTGCTAATGACTTGTTGCACAAAGCAGCCAAAGCGACTACTGAGGTTCAAGTTCGCGGACGCAAAAACCACGGAATATTTGTCTGCCGGGCCGAGGAACTCAATCTGATCCGAGACGCTATCGAAGTGGTAGGTGATCTTATGCGTGAGTCTCTTGTTAAATGCCCAACGTTGGTGACGAGAGAGTGGGCAATTATGCGAAAACATTCTGCAAATGTTCGCGTTGGCAAGCCGGTGGTTGTCGATGTCGAGCAACTTATTCGTGAAGTTAACCCTCATTAGGAGATCGAAATGAGATACAAACTCAAAGCGCACGCTAAAGACCTTTTGAGACAAATACTAAAAGACGATGCTTACGAGGAGGTTCTCAAAGAAATTGAATATGTAACGACTGAAGATGAATTAATCAGTGTCGACATTACTGGTTGTAAAAGCAAGTCTGGTGTTGCACTGTATATCAAATTAACAACGTACAACGATTATGACGAGATCTTTGACTTTGATTCGTGGAATAAATTGAATGACGAAACAATTGCAAATTATGCAGAGAGAGAGTATGCATCTTACTGTTATTTAATCAAAAATTCTCAGCATCATGTCTTTCTTGTCAATTCTGCGAAAGATCTTACTTCGAAAGCAAATCACTGGATTAAACGAGTGAGCGTTTTTGACGTTGTAAAGGCATTCAAAGATTAAGAGGTTAAAAATGGCCTACATCCGATCTGGAGTCGGTTTCGATCAAGTTGAAACAAAAAATCTTTTTGAAACAAAACCGCTAACCCGAAAAGAAAAGGCTGATGCTTTTAGATTTTTGGCCGCTAAGAATTTGTCGAAAAGAGGACTACATCCATTTTTTGAAGTGCGTCTGGATTTAGAGCCTTTTGATGTAGATAGCATGAGATACGTCAACTATCTACACGGTCGTCGGGCCGATGTTTTGGCGATTGGAACTTATGGTTCAGGAATCACAATCGTCGAGGTTAAATCATCCGTTCAAGATTTCAACACAGACGACAAATGGAATGATTATCTGAAAGCATGCGACGCTTTTTATTTTTGTTCTGACAAAAAAACAATTGAACACATCGAACAAGCAATTAAAGATCACAAAAAAGAGAAAAAAATTGGACTGATGACGTGTGATCTGGAGAAAATGACGCTAGATATAACTAAGAAAAGTCGCCGTGATGAATCGCTAAAAATTCCCGATTTAATACGAAAACAGATCATGTACAAAATGATTGTTTCTGCTGACGTTTTTTTTTGGCGGTGAATACTCGGCACAGACAAAGCCGGCCTATTCATACGTTAACAAACCATACGCATAGGGAGGACTAAAAATGGCAATGTTTTTTGGCTTTAAAGAATTAAAAGAAAATCTGGCTCCCGAGGTCATTCGCGAATGCGACCCTAAATTCATAGAGAGCGAATTAAGAGATAGAGGACCAGAAAGAATTTTTGGATGTATCCGGTTAGAAGATGACGATGTTTTTCCAACTCCGTGGCGCATGGCTGACGGGAGTTCATGGGTTTTGTTCGTGTCTAGAATCGAACCAAATGTTGGAATGCAGGTCGGTGTTTGGGATATGGATGATGCGATATACATTCGAACAGTTGGAACTTCTTTGCAAGAAGCAATTGACTTTATTAAGCGCTTTGAAACGCACGACTTAGGTTGTGACGAATTAGAGCAGTTATTCAATGTTTGGTAAGGATGGCTGATATGAAATACAAACTGAAAGATAACGTTCGTAATTTCTTGAAGGAAGCTTTGAAAGAGCATCGCGTAGCCAAGAACGGATTATCAGGGAATTTATGGAAGCGGGAGAGGGTTTGAAACAATGATTTTTCTTTTGGTGTCTGCTTTGTCTGTATCAATAGCAGCAATCGCTTGTTTCGCGCTTTGCTCAGATATCGATCAAGGATGGAAGATTTTCATAGCGATTATTGCGCTTTTAATAATTTCATCGATAAGTATTAAAACCGGAGGCTAAAAATGAGCCGTGGACCTTACGCATGTTTCAAAACGTTCTACTCAGAGCGTCCAATAAAACGTGTAAAGCCCGCTAACGGGGAAGTTGTTCTTTTGAGATGGTTTGAAAGATCAGGGCTAACCGATATTGTCCAATCGTACAAAGCTGTTTATAGAGAAGATGAATACGGATGGGGCTTTTACGAGATGAACGGCCGGTTGCTACTGTCGCAGTTCACTTTAGACGATGATCCCGAAATTGAGTACAGAATCCTTTTCGATAAGTGGGTTTCAAAATTTAACAAGCTACACCCCTCCGATATTCCAACACGCGCGGAATATCTAAAAAAACAAGCCACCGCCATGTGAACCGGAGGACTGAATTAAGCGGAGCGAAAAATGAGCAATAAACAACTTTTTATTCAAAGCTTGGATTGGCCGGCAGTTCTAGGTTTAAGAAAACTTGAACCTTCTGAAAATAACGACAATGTTTACGAGTTTGAACTCCGATTCGCCGAATATGATTCTGAAAACATCCTTAAAGAACATATCCTAAAAGTAGAACTCAATTGTGGTGACCAATACATTATTGACTGGCTTGACGACAATGGTTATTACATTGACCTAGAGCCTTTCTCTATCGATGTAGACTGCGCAATTGTATGCATGCACAATGTAACTGGATGGAGCTGTTCTCCACTAACGTTAATTGATCACGATTTATATCGCATGCTTAAAAAGATAGATCAAAACGAAGAGTGATTTACAAAACCCCTCTTGCGAGGGGTTTGTTTTAATCGATTTTTGAATAACAATAGTCAGCCCAGGCCTGCAAAATTTCTCGCATCTCGCCGATTACCGATTTTCTCAAATAAGCGTTATTGTATTTTTCGGTGACATGATCAAGACAATGTTCAATCGCCTTCTCTGAAAACTGCTTGTGATTAAACCGTACAGAATCGTAAGCCCAAGACTCAAACGAGGCTCTAGCGGTACCATGCAGTGTGATATTCCTCGCTGATCCGTCTTCATTCAATAAATCAGGGTCAACAAAAGGATTTTTCCCTTGCTTTCGATAGTTCGCATTGATCTTGCGGAGCATCATTGCGCAGGCAGCGTCCGAAACCGGCTCAATGCCTCCGTTCTTTGCGGGCTTAGCAAAAACAAAATCTAGGCCATCATTAACTAAAAACCTTGGAATACACTGCAAAAGCTCTACTGCCTGAGTAGATAACGGCGTCTCTCTATCAAAGCTAATGACACGCTTGACTTTCATTTCGTCTCGTTTTGTAACCTGGATCGGAGCCTCTTGGTGATCTTCTTTGTCTAAAAAAATTTCAGACCATAAAGCCAATCGAGCATTAGAGGCGCGACTCGCAGTAAGAATTGTGTACTGGATAAGTTTAGACGTGACTCCTGGATGCTTTTGGAGTTCCTCGAAAAGTTCAGGGATTCTCTCCGCAGGTAAGGCGGGCTGATGAGTCTTTTGTGCACGCTCTGAATCTGGAGGCAACAAGTCCCTGACTCGTCCTTTAAGATCGGCAGGGTTTGTCATAGGAGGAACTTTTCCGCTACGCATGGCGAAATCAAAAGACCTTTTAATTTCGCCAAGTATCCTCTCCGGCGTATCAACCATCTGAATCCATTTGTCATGAAACGCTTCAGCAAGAAGCTCCGGTGTCAAGTTCTTCGCAGGCATAGAGAGAATTGTCTTCGGAATATGATTCCTAATATAACCGTTGACAATCTCAGAGTGATCTCTTGAAATACGTTTGCCCTTAATTGTTTGTTGTTGCCAAAATCGACCTTCTCCAAACTCGCAGTAATCCAAGAGCATCTTTTGAACAGAATATGTTTTCTTTTCTTCAGTAGCTGCCAACTTGGCTTTTCTAGCTTCTATTGCTTCTTGTCTTGGATTTTCACCTTTAGATACCTTATTTCTCCAAAGTAATGCGGTTTGCCTTGCTTCCTCTAATGAAATTTGTGGATATGGACCTATTGAGAAATATTTTGTTTTCCCATCAACAGTCATCCTCAATTGAAAGATTCTTGAAAAGTTCCCAAGTGATGTGGCATTGACTTTTAGAATAAGTCCACGAACACCACCAACTGCAATTGTCTTTTTGGCAAGTTTGGCCTGCCTA